CTTTTAATAATGCGCTAATGGATTGGGCTAAATTTGAATTAGGAAACAGAACTGCATTTGATATTTCAATGTCCACCGGCTATGCATTGATGGGCGTTAATAGAGCATCTTACAAGGCAGAAGTACAACAAAGTAGTGTTTTAAACTTCAAGATTAGAACTTTTTAAAATCCTCTTTTGCTTTACCTGTTAGTTTCATTGTTTTCTTGTTTAATTCGGTTTAAAATCATTGCTTTTTTAATCAAAAGATAAATAATATTATCGTCAAATTTTTCATTTACTTTGTCTTCAATTGGCAAAATACCTTTTTCAATGTCGTTTGTCATATCGTTTATAGATATTTCATGTTTCAATAGAAATCCGTCTAGTACTTTTTCAGGAATTAATCCAGATATTTTAGAGCCTTCATTAAAATTATGGAAAGGGTCGTTGTTTCTTCTATACTCCTTTCCTTTTATGATTAGTAATTCTTTGCATCGGTCTAATGTTTGTTGAATTACTTCGTCAAAATCTTTACTCCCGTTTGTATTGCCATTTGTATTGTCTTTTGGTTCGGCTTTTTTTAAGTGCAATTCATTCCAATATTCACCACCTTCTTCTGTTTCTGACCACTCGAAAGCTACGAATATAGAATCTGTTGATTTGTTATAACCGTGTCTAGTTTCATTCATTTGATACTCTAAAGCCTTTTCTTTTACGTCTTGTGGTAATTCGCTAATTTTCATAATTTGTTGTTTTTAATTTAATAATTCTTTGATGTTGGTGTTAATTGACTTTAAAAAGGAACGTCGCTATCTTCTTCTTCTTCTTTTCCGAAGGCTTCAATTGGCGAAGCCGTTGGAATTTGATACTCTTTTAATTCTTTTTTAGTATCACTTTTTTCAGTTCTAAAATACCTAGACGTCAAATCTTCATATTTATGTTCCAGGTCCATAAACCTCATGTATTTTAAATTACACCCGACTCTACAATAACCAATTTCTCCATTTCGGTATTTTGCTATTTCTATTTCAGCTTCGTTATCAGTTTCACTTTGGTCTTCGTCATCCCATTGGTCAATTTTATAATACTGAGGTCTATAAATAAACATTACAACATCGGCATCTTGTTCAATAGAACCCGACTCTCTTAAATCGGATAACATTGGTCTTTTGCTACTTCCTCTTTGTTCAACACTTCTTGATAGTTGAGATAAAGCAATTACAGGAACATCTAGTTCTTTAGCTAAGTTTTTTAACGACTGTGAAATCTCTGAAATCTCTTGCTCTCTATTGTTTGTTTTTTTATTTTTTACCTTCATCAATTGAAGATAATCAACAACAATCATTCGTATTCCGTTTTCTCTTTTCAGTCTATTGGATTTTATTTTCAATTCTATTGGAGAAATTCCTCCTGTGTCGTCAATATAAATTGGTAAACTCGCTAATAAGTCAGCGCATTTTTTCAAGTATAAAACCTCTGAACTTGTTAAATTCTTTTGATTTACTTTTGTTACTTCAATCCCTGAAATAGTACTTAACATTCTTCCTATTATTTGTTTTTCACTCATTTCTAAGCTAAAGAAAGCGACAGGAATACCATTCAATCCACACTCTAAAACCTCATTTAAAACAAGTGCTGTTTTTCCCATTCCTGGACGTGCCGCCAATATTATTAAATCTGAATTTTGATACCCGTTTAATTGCTTATCAACCGTACTTAAAGATGATGGTATTCCTTTTGAAGAAGAGCTTTTTTGATTTAAAAAATCTAATACATTTTTTTTAAAATCAGTCTTTTTACCAACCGTAATTAAATCATCAACCTTGCCGTACTCTCTATAAACATCTTCTAGCAGTTCAAAAACATCAGTATCTTCATCGTATGCCTTTTCTATAACTCCGCTTGATATTGATATGCATTTCCTGTTTATGTATTTTTGAAGTACTATTCTACAATGAAATTCAATATGAGCAGACGAAGATATTTTTTGAGTAAGTTGAATTAAATAAAAGTCTCCACCGGCTAATTCTAATTTAGAGTTGTTTTTAAGCCAATTTGACACCGTTAATAAATCTACTACTGAATTTTTATAGAAAAGGTCGGAAATCGCAGAAAAAATATACCTATGAGCTTCTTTATAGAAAACTTCTTCGGATAAAAGCTCCATTGCTTCATATAATCCACTTTTATCAACCATCATCGAGCCAAGAATAGCTTCTTCTACGTCAATTGCTTGTGGAGGAAGCTTTCCTTTTTCTAAGTTTACAATGTTTGTTTTTTTTACTTGTATTGCTTCCATTGTTAAAATCGTTTTCTTTTGTTTGGATTAGGTGCTGAGGCTTCTTTTTTTGCGTCAACTTCTGACTTTGTGTTTTTCTTAGCGAGAAGCGTTGGTAGTTTTTCTCGTAATTTTGAAGTTGATAGTATATTTGCTTTCCAAAACTCTCCTTCTGGACTTGAAAGATATTTATACGCTTCTGTTATTTGAGCTTTTGTAGCTTCTTTTTTTTCAATCATTAACCGAATTGGATTTATTGCGCTTCCTAGTTTTACTTTTTCTTGATGAGAGGTTGGTGAGTTTTTTTCTTTTAGATTTTTAATAAATAGTTTTTGAAACGCTTGCGTGATTTTTAATTGTTCCAAGTAAGCGCTATCTATTTCCATTTTTAAATCATTTACTGAAATAAATTTTTCATCGTCTGAAATTTTAATTTCTGACAAGAGAGAGTTATTTATTATATCTTCTTCTCTTCTCTTATCTTCTCTTTTCTTTTCTCCTCTACTCTTCTCTGCGATGATTTGCGATTGGGTGGCGATCGGGTGGCGATCGGGTGGCGATGATTTAGATTGCTCAATAGCTTCTTTTAGAGTTAGTTCACCTTTTATAAATTTATCATAAAAAACCCTATTCCATCTTTTTAAATTTCCAATTTGACCACTTTGACTTTTATCTAATTTATCAATTTCAATTTTTTTAAACTGTTCAAGAAGAAAAAAAATATCAATATTCCCATTTTTATTTTTAATAATCTTCTTATTGATTAAAATGTCTAAGTGATTTTTGTCAATTTCAATCTCTGCGTCATCGTAACTCATTATGCAGTATTTGTTCCAGTACACACAACACAGTCTAATAAATCTTGCTTGAGTTACTTCTTCACATCTTTGAATTTTACCCATTATCCAATCAGAAGGCGTAAATTTAAACCATTGTAATTTATCCATTAGACACCTCGCTTTCTTTAAATAAATCTAATTGGTCAAAATCAAGGTTTTGTTCATTCTTTTTTTTCTTTTGATTTCTTTGTGCTTTTATTTCGTCACACCATATCTTATATGGATGTCTAGCACGTTCTCCATACGGATAAGCATTTCTTAATGCAGTTTTAATCTCTTTTTCTGATTTGTCTTTATTATCGGCTAAAACCTTAGCAATAATTGGACGAGCATGTTCTCTCCAAGTCATAATATTTTCCTATTTTAAGAATAGGCAAACTATTGGTTAATTAAATGACAAAACCCCTAAGAGCCATCACACATCTTAGAGGTTTGTCGGTTAGTCAAAGTGACTAAATATTTTCCTAGTAAGTGATGGTTACTTCTGCAAATATATAAAATATATATTAATTAGCATTTATTTTATAATAAACTTCAATAGCTTTTTCTTTTTGACATTCTGGAAGTGTATGAATTGCGTAAGTGTAAGTGTTCCCGAATTTATTTTTCTTCTTGACCAATTGGCGAAAAAGCAAAATTCCATGAACACGTTGTATCTCTGAAACCCTAGTTCTGAAGCCACTCATATAGCTAAAATCAAATATTGAAACGCTTTTTTGAAGTATCAAAGTCAATAAGACCTCTTCAGTGTTTGTTTTTGGGAATGGAAATCCCTCGAATAATTCTTGTTGTTTACCCATGATGATGAATTTTAGTTAATTGTTATTGATTTTTTCTTCCGTCAAAAACAACGATCATACTATCTTTTGTTCCTGATTGAGTTTTTCCTTTTGCATTTAAAGGAAGGTAAAAATTTCCGTTTTTATCTAATTTACCAAATTTTATTCTACCTTTTATAAATTCTATTTCAGTTGCGTAAGGCTTAATCCATTCGTGAAATAACTTTGTTGAAGTTGAGACAGGTATTAAGAAGACACAAACTTTTCCTTTTTTCATTTCATAAACTCCTTTTTTCACAAACTCTTCTTTTAGTTTTTGACTATATGGAGGGTTTACAAAATTCGATCTTCCCCAATCAATATTTAATCCATCGTTTATAATTTCATTTTCATTATAAGGACAAGGATCGAAGTCAAAATTAAATCGTTTATTTAATTTTTCATATAATTCTGGAGGTGTTGCGTAATTATCATCGTTGTTTATGTGAATTTTTCCCATGATGTTTATTTTAATTGTCTAATAATAATTTAACCGCTTCAATTTTTTTGTCCAAAAGTTTTTTGTGATCATAATCTTTTTCTTTTGAAAATTTCTTTATCAAATCTACTTCTAATTTTTTAAGTAGCATTGATAATTCGTTATGATGAATATCTTTTACGAGTACTATATCGTATTCCATTCCGAATACTTTCATATATTTTTTAAAAGACGATAAGGTTATTTCAATGTTACCTTTTAAAATATGATGAATATGAGGTTGGCTAATAAATACTTTTTCGCCAAATTGTTTTTGTGACATTCCTGAATTTTCAAAAGCTTCCCTAAAAATTTCAGTTGTTCTGTGTTTTAAATCCATATTTGATTTTGTTAAATTAGATAATTAGTTTTTATGCTACATTAGAGTAAACTAACATTAGCATTTATGAAAACCCTATTAATTCATCAAGCAACATCTACACTTCCGAGTACGACCACATCTTATTTATTCAATCTTTCGATTTTGGCTTTTTCGTTCAGTTATGTTTTTTTACCTTTCGGAATGTAGCACTTGTTGTCAAACTTAAAGACAGAGCAAGATTTTTTTAACCGTTAGATATTACTTTTTGGATTACTCCACCGCCTACTATCAAATCACTTCAATATACGGCTCTTATTTTGTCAGTCAAGAGGTAAAACTTGTTTGGAAGTTTCTTAAAAAGAAAAATCCCTTAATTATAGCCGGTGTGGTGGGACTTAATTAAGGGTTATCTTTTCTATCAAATACGGA